AGGCAAAGTAGGCCAGAACGGTTGAAATGCCCACGAGCGCGCGGACGCATCGGAAAATGATGCGTATGATGTAGTCTGAGCTGCGATGAAAGTCGCAGATGCGTGGATAAAGAGCCACGCGATAACACGACTGACTATCTACAACATCGATCCCTTCGACACGCCCTTTATGAGCAGCGTCGGTCGTCGCAACGTCAAGAACCGCATCTTCGACTGGCAGACAGAAACGCTGCCGGCCGTTGATACGGCCAACGCCCGCGAAGAAGGCTTCGAGCTTTCGCGTTCGGCTGCGACTGCGACGGTGCGTCTGTCGAATACGACGCAGATCTCGTCGCGTGACGCGACTGTGTCGGGCTCGCAGGAAAGCGCCGACGCGGCCGGGAAAAGAAGCGAAATGGCACACCAAATGGCCCTTGTCGCAAAGGCCATGAAGCGTGACATGGAAAGCATCCTTGTCTCAAATCAGGCCCGCGTCGCCGGCACCGATGCTTCTACCGGCACGGCCCGCAAAACCCGCGCCCTTGAGCATTGGATCACCACCAACGTGGCTGCTGGCGGCACGTCCTATGCGAATGCGGCGTCGGAAACGGCGGCGCTCACGGACGGCTCGACTTCGGTTGCGCTGACTGAGCCGCTGTTCAACGACATCCTTCAGACGGCGTATGAGAATGGCGCTGAGCCGAAGGTCTGCATGGTCCGTCCGATCATCAAGCGGAAAATTTCCAGCTTCACGGGTCGCACGGGCTCGCAGATCGCGGTGTCGAAGGTTGAGGCGGTGAACACCGTCGACATCTATCGCTCCGACTTCGGTGACGTGAAGGTTGTCCCGTCCCGCTGGCTGCGCAAGCGCACGATCAGCTCGAAGGAAGTCTCCGCGGTGTTCTTCCTTGATCCTGAGTATGCGTCGGTTGCCTATTACCGTCCGTTCCAGACGGTCGACATCGCCAAGATCGGCGACGCCGACACGAAAATGATCGTGGCGGAATACGGTTTGGAGATGGCCAACGAAAAGGCCCACGCCAAAATGCCGGACATCGCTTCTTCGTAAGCATCCGCAACATTCTGACAACAGGGGTCGCTTTCGAGCGGCCCTTTTTTTATGGGTGAATGAATGTCGCACAAAGTCATCTATGACAGCACCGGAAGCGTAGTGCGGGTGCTGCATACGGAAGATCCAAACGATCCCTTCGGTGACTTCGCGATCGAAACAGTCGAAGACGTTGAGCCGGCGATCGAAAGCGCGAAGGTTCTGGCCGACAACCACGCTGAACGCGGCGATCTGAAGCACGTCGCCCGGGTGCCTGTCACAGTTGTTGAACAGGCGATGCGTGAGGGCTGGTATCACGATCAGGCCGCGTGGCGGAAGTGGTGCAACGATCCCGACAATAAATCGTTCCGCGTCTGGAAGGGCCGGGTATAATGGCTTTAACCAATTACAATGATCTGAAAGCCGCTGTCGCCGACTGGCTGAACAGGGCCGATCTGACAAGCCAGATACCAGACTTCATTACGTTAGCGGAAGCGAAATTCAACCGCGTCCTGCGCACGCGCGACATGATCACGCGTCAGGTTGCGACGACGAACAATGAATTCGTGCCGGTCCCGAATGACTGGCTTGAAACCTATCAACTTGAGCTTCCGCCGCAGGCTTCCAGCGGCATCAAGACGCCCCTGCAGTATATCTCGCCGAATGAGGCCGCGATCTATCAGGCGTCTGAGATGCCCGGCAAGACGCGCTACTACACGATCATCGACGGCCTGTTTGAGCTGGTGCCTAAACCGCCTACGGGCACGACGGTAACGCTCACAGCCGTTTACTACGCCAAGATCCCGGCGCTTTCGACAAGCAATGCGCAGAACTGGCTGCTGGTGAAGGCGCCCGATCTTTATCTGTATCAGTCACTGGCCAATGCGGCCCCGTATCTCAACAACGACGATCGGGTTGCGACGTGGCTCGGGCTTGTCCAGCAGGGCATGGAAGACATGCGCATGGAAAGCGAGCGCGCCATGCGGTCGCAGACGTCACTGGTCGCCCAACGGCGCGGTTTTAACTGAGGATCATCATGTCAAAGTCTAACGCATGGGAAAACGCCCTGCTGCAGTTGTTGTTCAACAACAGCAATGCGGCGAACATCGGCGACGCAACTGGCCTGCGTGGATCGTCTACTGCGGGCTCATTGTTTGTGAGCCTGCACACGGCCGATCCGGGTGAAGCCGGCGATCAGACGACATTTGAGACGTCATACACATCGTATGCCCGCGTTGCGGTTGCCCGATCGGCGCTTGGCTGGACGGTGACGAACAATTCGGTTTCCCCGGCTGCTTTGATCAGCTTTCCGGCCTGCACTGGCGGCACGGCAACGATCACGCATTTCGGCATCGGGACGGCGTCTTCCGGCGCCGGCGTGCTGCTCTACAAGGGCACTGTGACGCCGAATATCTCGGTTGCGTCGGGCGTCACGCCACAGCTTACGACAAGCTCGACGATCACCGAAGAATAACATTGTTTTACTGACGGAAGCCCGCAATGCCGAACAAGATCGCAAACCGCGTAAAGATGACTGTGTCTGGAACACCGGGCACGGGCACTATCACGCTTGGCTCGGCAGTGGCTGGCTTTCAGTCATTTGCTGGCGCTGGCGTATCGAATGCCGATACCGTTCCGTATATCATCGAAGACGGCGCGGCGTGGGAAATTGGCGTCGGCACTTACACGTCGTCCGGCACGACGATGTCGCGTTCTGTCACGGCGTCATCGAATTCCGGTAACGCGATCAACGCGACGTCAGCGGCGATCGTAATGATCTCCCCGCTTGCCGCGGATCTGCAGGCTGGCACGGCGGCGAATAATCTGGTTGCGTTGGATGGCTCGGCGAAGTTGCCGGCGGTTGATGGATCTGCGCTGACGAACCTGAATGCGGGTGCGGCGACATCCGGCACGCTCGCAGTAGCCCGGGGCGGCACCGGGCTCACTTCGCTGACTGCTGGCTACATTCCGTATGGCAATGGGACGGGTGCGTTCAGTTCGTCTGCCGGTCTATTTTACAACGGCAACTTCGGGCTGGGTGTTACGCCGAGTGCTTGGAGCGGCCTTGTAGCATCACAAGTAGGTAATGGCTCGCTATCATCTGGCACTTCTGGAAATAATGCACTTATTGCGTCAAACGCCTACTTTACCGGAAGCGTGTGGAGATACATTACTAACGGAAACGCAACGTATTATACTCAGTTTAACGGGACGCATGGGTGGGTAACTGCCGCCTCCGGCACCGCAGGTAATCTTGTAAATGGCACGGGTGCCTTCACTCAGGCGATGACGCTGGATGCTAGTGGACGGTTGGGTATCGGAACGATTTCGCCGGGCAGAACGTTGTCGATAGCTGGCTCAGATACATGGCTAAGTATTACTAGGAATGGGGGGCGAACTTACCTTGTCGGCACAGGCACTGACGATAGCTTGCGCTTCTTTGACGAGACAGCGGTAGCCGAACGCGCCCGCATCGATGCCAACGGAAACATCATCTGCGGCACCGCTGCCATAGCCACCAACGCAACGAACGGTTTCCTTTACGTTCCCGGCTGCGCTGGAACACCTACCGGCACGCCGACAACAGTCACAGGGCGCTCGCCTATCGTCGTCGATACGACAAACAACAAACTATACTTTTACTCAGGCGGACAGTGGCGCGACGCTGGCCCGTAACAGGAGATGAGCATGTCGAATACTTATACGTGGCAGATCATGCAGTTGGACTGCTACCCACAACAGGACGACCACACGGACGTTGTGTTCACCGTCCATTGGCGAAGGGTAGCGACTGACGGCACACACACCGTTGACATCTACGGCTCACAGTCCGTCACCCTCGACCCTGAAGCGCCATTCACGCCATATGACGACCTGACGTTCAATCAGGTCGTAGGTTGGCTCGAAGACGCTTTCGGCCCTGAGACACTCGAAGCGCAGGAAGCCGCTTTGGACAAACAGATCGAAGACCAGATCAACCCGCCGGTTACCCGGCCTCCGCTTCCGTCG